CTGGGGGATTTACCCCCCAAAATGAGTCAATAAGCCATGACTAGCCACGCAGAAGCCCCAAAAGGCCTCGAAGGGGCTGAACAGGGCTTAGAACGGCCTCAATCGGTTTTGGGTAGGGATACAGAAGTCCTTTATGGCCATCCAACGCCTAGAATCCACACGCCGCTGAATGATTTGCCATCAAAGGGGCTTGAACTCATCGATCTTGCTGGCCAAATCGGTATCGACCTGATGCCTTGGCAAAAATTTTTCATCGAACACAGCCACAAGGTATTGCCAAATGGTCGCTGGGCTAGCCCTGTGAACACCTGCGTGGTAGCCAGGCAAAATGGCAAAAGTTTTCTGATGCAGCTGCGAATCCTGGGCGGCCTTTTCCTATGGGAAGAATCTTTGCAAATCGGGTCGGCTCATCGCTTATCTACATCACTGGAGCAGTTCCGGCAGCTTGTGCAGGTCATCGAATCAAGCGATTACCTGGCAAAGCAAGTCAAAAGAATCCGCTGGTCGCATGGATCAGAGGAAATCGAGACACTTGCAGGCACACGCTTCATCATCAAGGCTGGCGGTTCAGCGGCTCGCGGTGTATCAAAGCCTGAAACTATCCACCTGGATGAACTTCGCGAAATGACTGATTTAGAATCATTCGCATCGTTGCGATATACCTTGATGGCTGCAAAGAATCCCATGATCATCAGCTATACCAACGCAGGCGATGCCGCGAGCATTGTGCTGAACCAATTTAGACAGCGCGCCATGCAATCAATCGGCGGCGCTCAAGATGACATCGGCTACTTTGAGTGGAGCGCCCCGACCGATGATGTGACTATGGAAAATGCGGCCTACAGCAATCCAGCCTTGGGCATCACCATCCATCCTGACAATATTCGAGCGGTGTTTAACGATCCACCTGATGTGGTGCAGACCGAGGTACTTTGTAGATGGGTTCAATCGATTCAGAGCTGTGTGGACTCAAATAAGTGGGCGGCCTGTGCTGACCCTGACTTTGACCTCGATGAAGAAAAATCAACCTGGCTGGGAATCGACCTATCGCCTGATAGAAAATTTGCCGCACTGGTTGGCGCGCAGAAGCTGGGCGATGAAACCTTTGGTATCAAATTGTTACATACCTGGGAAAATCAGTTGCAGCTTGATGACAAGGCAATTGCCAATGACCTGGCGGCCTATGCTCGAAAGTATCCGCTCGAATATGTCCTTTACTCGCGGCGCACAGCTGGGGCAGTAGCTGCAAGGCTTGCGCCAGCGGGTATCGCAATCTTTGACATGGATGCCGCTTACCCACAGGCCTGTGATGAAATGCTGGGCGCGATTAATAGCGGTCGGCTTCACTACAAGCCAAATCCTGAACTGACTGCGCAAATGCTGTCGGCGGTTCAGCTGCGTAGAGGCGATGGCGGTTGGGTCATAGGCAGACGGGCGAGCGCCACCGCAGTGTGCGCCAGTGTGGCCACTGCACTCGTGACACACTTTGCGACACGCCCAGAGACAGACCTTGACATCATGGTGGGTTAATTGCTACGCACTTATTAAAATTTGGGCATGGGATTTTTCGATGCTTTTGTACCACAATTGACGAAGGCTGCCGTTCCAGCTCAAATCAATGATGTCGAAGCTTCGCTTGCGCCGTTGTATCCGGAAGCTTCGCCATTTTTTGCAATAACTGCGACAAGCGCATCACGCGCTGAAGCAATGACAGTGCCAACCATCGCTCGATCACTGGGCATCATTCAGACAGTTGCATCGTTACCAATGCACTGCCGCGATATTGCTACAGGCGAAAAAGTGCAATCACCACGCGTTATCAATCAACCTGATCCACGAATTGCAGGATCAGTATTTTGGGCGTGGTTGATTTCAGATTTATTCTTCCACCCTACAGCGTATGCATACGCGACAGAGCGATATGCAGACACAGGAAGAATCCGCGCGATGGAGCGCATTGCACCTGAACGCGTGAGCCTTCAGACAAATCAAAATGGCACTGAAGTGACCGCATATCTTGTCGATGGCGTTTATGTTGATCCGAAAAATCTTGTGGTATTTGCTGGCGAATCAGAGGGGCTACTAGCGCGCGCAGGTCGCACGATTAAAGCTGCGGCCGCACTTGAAAAAGCTGCAATGAATTTTGCAGTCGAGCCAATTCCTCAAATGGTATTAAAATCCAATGGCACATCGTTGCCAGCCGACCGCGTTGCAAAGCTTTTATCATCCTGGCGCACAGCGCGTGCAAATAAATCTACAGCCTTCCTCAATGCAGATGTAACGCTTGAAACTTTGGGCTTTGATCCTAAATCAATTCAACTCAATGAAGCACGCAATTATGTGGCGTTGGAATTAGCGCGCGCCACTGGCGTGCCTGCCTACTTTGTCGATGCACAGCAATCAACCTTTACATATAGCAATGCGCTCGACAAGCGCCGCGATCTTGTGGACTTTGCTTTCAGAAATTACATGACAGTCATCGAACAGCGCATGAGCTTTGCGGATTTTGTGCCAGCGGGTACAGATGTCAAATTTGATGTCGATGACTTCTTGCGTGGCAATCCTTTGGAGCGCGCGCAGGTTTATGAAATTCTCAATCGTATCGGCGCAATGTCGGTCGAAGAAATTAGAGAGGAAGAGGACTTGCTCCTATGAAAATCACAACACCTATGCGCATCACCGCAGCCGATTCAGAATCACGCACCATTACTGGGCAAATCGTGGCTTTCGATGTCGCTGCAAATGCATCAACTGGCAAAGTGCTATTCAAGGCAGGTTCAATCGAGCCAGCTTCTGTCAAGCTTAACCTGGAGCATGATTCTGCGCGCCCTATCGGTCGCACACTTGAGATGTCTGCCGATGAAAGTGGCATGACCGCAACATTTAAGATTAGCCAAACATCCGCTGGCACTGATGCACTTGTCGAAGCGATGGATGGCTTGCGCGATGGCTTTTCAGTAGAAGCTGAAGCGACAGATTTTGCCTATAACGAAGATGGCACGATGGTAGTAAGCGCCGCCCAACTTGTAGGCGTTGCACTCACACATAACCCCGCTTTTGATGCGGCACGCGTTGAACGCGTAGCAGCTACAGAAGGCGATGACGAAATTTCTGAATCCACCGAGGATGCAGAAGAAACCCAACCAACAGAAGGAGACGAAGTGGAAAACGCCGTCACAAACGCGGAAGCCGTAGAGTCGGTAGAAGCCGCGAAGTCAATCACCGCAGCTGCACACGCAGTTGCATACACAAAGCCACGCCTAGACTTTTCAGCGCCTAAGCACCTGGAAATGTCAATCAAGGCAGCACTCGGATCAGAAGAGGCTCGCTCATACATCGCAGCCGCAGCGGATACCACAGATAACGCTGGCTTGATTCCTACACGCCAATTGACAACAGTCATCAATGGCCTTGCAAACGCAACCCGCTCAAACATCGATGCAATCAGCCGCGGCACATTGCCTGATGCTGGTATGACATTTGAGATTCCAAAGATCACACAGCTTCCATCTGTAACAGTGGAAGATGAAGGCGGCACAATCGCCGATGTCGATCAAAACTCTGAATTCTTGAGCGTGAGTGTTAAGAAGTACAGCGGATCTCAAACATTCTCCGTTGAACTTTTCGACCGCTCATCACCACTCTTCATCGATGAATTGATGCGCAACATGGCTGCACAGTATGCAAAGGCAACTGACACAGCTGTAAATGCTGCACTTATTTCAGGCGCTTCAGCTGATGCGACAACAATCTCAACATATCCAACAGCGGCCGAGCTTCTCGGATTCATCGCTCGCGGTGCAGCTTCTGTCTATGCAGGCACACAGGGATTTGCTCGCAATATCGTTATGAACACATCCCAGTGGAGCAATGTCATGTCACTTAACGACAGCGGCCGCCCAATCTACAACGCATCACAGCCATCAAACGCTGGCGGCGTAGTTCGCCCTGATTCAGTCCGCGGCAACATCGCAGGCCTCGATCTTTATGTTACAGCCAACACAGCTGCAACAACTGACACAGATGGTTCAATCCTTGTCATCAATCCTGATGCCTACACATGGTACGAATCACCAACTTATCAGCTCCGCGCTGATGTAATCGCTACAGGTCAAATCTCTGTCGCAATGTACGGATATGGCGCAATCGCGACCAAGATCGGTGCAGGCGCGTTCAAGGTTAACAAGGCCTAATAACTAATCATCGGCCAGTGCGCTCCCGTGCTGGCCGAGCCGAACGAAAGGAACACTCATGCCCAGCATAGTCACAGCCGCACAGTTGCGATCAGTGCTGGGCGTGAGTGAATCCTTATACAGTAACGATTATCTGAATGAAATCATCAACACTAGCGAGGCAGTAATTTTGCCAATGCTGGTCGCTAATACTTCAGCGGTTAATGCATACAAGCTGACAGCAAATGTCGCTACTTATTACACCCAGCGCGATCACTACTTTGTCGCGGGTCAATCTGTCGTAGTTGCCGGGCTTCCTGCGCCATTTAGCGCGACAGTCACAGTCACTGGCAAACATAACAACACTGATGCGATGAACCGCCGTTATTACTTCACAGCTGCAATCACAAGTGCCGATGTGACAGTCCGCGACATTATCCCAGCTGGCACTGCCACACTTTCAGGCTATTCAGCCGCTCAAATTTACGCAGGCAACGATGCAATCGAATCAGCCATCCTGGCGGTATCGGTCGAAGTATTCCAATCACGCGTAGCAGCTGGCGGCCAAATCGAAGGCGTAGATTTTGCCAGCACCCCATACAGAATGGGTCGCAGCTTGACCAACCGCGTATCAACTTTGCTTATGCCATTCCTCGATGTCGAGACAGTGGTGCAGTAAATGCCAGCATCGACTTTGGCTGGCACACGATCAACACTAGCGGCCGCTTTTAATTCACTAGCTGCCACAAGCTACGGATATGTGCCTGAATCGCCAATCCCGCCAGCAATCGTCATCGTGCCATCATCGCCGTACCTGGAGCAGCAACTTATCGGCAAAGCGGTCATCAAAGTCAAAGTGAATTTTACTATCACTGCCATCGTGGCATATAACTCAAACCCTGCATCCCTGGATAACCTGGAGCAGCTCATCATGGGAATTCTTGCAGCTATACCTGCGGGATATGTGGTTGGAAATGTAGATCGTCCAACCCCATTAGAAGTCGGCGCAAGCACAATGCTTACAGCCGACATCAATGTATCTACGACCTACACTCAAACAAGCTAAGGAGCAAAAGTGCCAACAACGATCATTACGGGTCGCGATCTAGTCCTAACGATCGCGAGCACTAACTACGATGCGCAGGCAACAAGCGCAACACTCGCAAACTCACCAACCATCGAGACATATCAAACCCTCGATGGCAAGGCATACAAGCACATCGATGACCAATGGACATTTGATGTGTCAATGCTTGCAGACTGGGGCGCTTCAGGATCGCTATGCGAAGCCCTTTGGACTGCGTGCGAAACTGCACCGAATACCACTTTGGCGGTATCGCTAACAGCTGTATCGGGCGCGGTCTTTGCGTTCAATGTGATGCCAGTATTCCCAGCAGTGGGCGGTACTGCACCTGATGCGCAGACAGTGGACTTGTCATTCACAGTCGTGGGAACACCAACCGAGACATTTAGCTAAAAAAAGAAACGGGAGCAAAAATGAAACTACCAATTACAATTGAATTCAATTCGGGCGAGGTTGCCACATTTGTGGCAGCCCCACCTGAATGGGTGAAGTGGGAAAAGAGCACAGGCAACATCATCAGCCAAGCGCAGGAAAAGATAGGGCTATCCGATCTCATATTCCTGGCGTATCACGCTATGAAGCGCGAGGCAGCTGGCAAACCTGTGAAGCCGATCGATGTATGGACTGAAACAGTCGCAAATGTCGAGGTCGGTAACTCTGACCCAAAAGCTACCCAGTCGGAAGCCTAAGTCGAACCCTTTGGGATTTGGCAATCGCGACAGGATTACCGACTAGCGAATTTGCAAGTGCTGAAGATGTAATGACAGCGCTGGAGATATTAGAGAGGCGAGCCGATGGCAAGTGAGGGAATCAGCTATGACAAGGCTGAACTGCGTGCCATCGCTCGATCCTTTAAGGCTATGGATGAGGAAGCGCTTGACCAAGCAAAAGCCAAATCAAACGCCCTTGCCGAATTTGTATCGGATAAGGTTAAGAGTGCAGCACGCAACGCGCGATCCATCCCAAAGGTATCGACTCGAATCGCTGACGGCTCAAAAGTATCTAAATCATCCAAGCTGGGCGAAATCTCATACGGATTCGCGGCGCAAAAATTCAGCGGTGGTGCAACCACTCGTGACCTTTGGGGCGGGGCAGAATTTGGCTCGAATAAGTATAAGCAGTTCCCAGTATGGTCTGGTCGTGAGGGTCGCGGTTCGCGTGGATGGTGGATATATCCAACTTTGCGCAGTATTCAGCCTGAAATCGTAAAGAAATGGGAAGAAGGATTCTCCGAGATAGTTAAGAGGTTCGATTAATGGCAGGAAGTAGAACGCTCAAACTATCCATCCTCGGCGATGTAGATAACCTCAATAAATCGCTCAAGGCCGCGACAAATGATGTCGAGACTTTTGGCGATAAGGTATCAAAGGCTGGCAAAGTGGTCGGCGCTGCGCTGGCCGCAGCCGCCGCAGCCGCTGGCGCTTACGCCATCAAAATCGGCGTGGATGGGGTCAAAGCCGCCATCGAAGATGAGAAGGCACAAACACAGCTTGCCCTGGCGCTAAAGAACGCCACAGGGGCTACAGAGGGCGCAATTGCCGCCACTGAAGAATTTATCTTGCAGCAATCTTTGGCCAGTGGTGTGGCAGATGATGAGCTACGCCCAGCGTTGCAGCGCCTTGCGCTATCGACAGGCGATGTCAAAAAAGCCCAGGATTTGCTCAAGATCGCAATGGATGTATCCACAGCTACAGGCAAGCCACTTGAAGCGGTAGCCAATAGCCTGGGCAAAGCCTATGACGGCAACACCACAGCACTGGGCAGATTAGGGATCGGCTTATCAGCTGCCGAACTTAAAACCATGTCATTCACCCAGGTGCAGGACAGGCTGACAAATTTATTTGGCGGCGCAGCTGCGGCAAATGCTGAAACCTATTCAGGTCGAATTGCTCGTATGCAAATTGCTTTCGATGAAGCCAAAGAGACTATCGGCTTTGCGCTTTTGCCTATCCTGGAAAAGCTGATGAAATTTATCAATCAGGTTGCTACGCCAGTTTTAGAAACACTGAACAAAGGCTTTGACGATAAGAGCGGCCTGGGCTGGTACATCACCTATGTCTCAAAGGTAATCTCAAGCATTTTCATTCCAGTGTGGAATGGCCTAGTGAGCGCCTTCAATAGCATCAAGAATTCAATCGGTGACAATTTATCGGCCTTCAAGGAATTCGGCGGTTACATCGCCCAGTACCTTGCGCCAGTCATCGGCACAGTATTAGGCGGGGCTTTGCAGGTCGTTGGCAAGGTTGCCGGTGGTGTCATCGATGTCATCGCTGGAGTTATCAAAGCCATCAACTTCCTTATCGGCGGGGCAATAGATGGAATCAATGCGCTTATTCGCGCCTATAACGCAGTGCCACTTTTGCCTAACATTCCTACAATTAACAAGCCAACACTCAACACCCCATCGATCTCCAGCGCATCAGTATCAGCGCCTTCTATCCCATCCGCTCCATCAATGGCGATGCCATCAGTATCGGGCGCAGCTAGTGGCGCGGCTTCAGCTGCAAGAGCAGGGGCATCAGTTGCGGCATCAAGCCAGGCTCTTGTGCCAACAGTGACTATCGGTGGCGCACCTGCGGGATACCGCCCTGAAACCTTCACACCTACTGCAACCCTGGGTGGCGCACCTGCAAGCTATGTGACCAACAATGTGAACATCGGTGTGGCTGGTGATCCTGAAGGCGTAGCGCGTGCGGTAGTCGATGTCATCAACACTTCTTATTATCGCGGTGGTCTAGGGGCGCAGGCGTACAAGCTATGACCCAATGGACACCCGAATGGCAATTACAAATCAACGGCGTGGATTACACAAATGTCACGCTGTCCACTTTGACAGTGGTTTCAGGCCGCACCGATATTTATAGCCAGCCCCGCGCTGGATATGCCAGCATCGAAATTATTAACCTAGATTTGACCCCCATCACCATCGATGTCAATGATGGGCTATCAATTCAGGTCAAAGATTCCACAGGCACATATGTCAATATTTTTGGCGGCAGTGTTACTGATTCACAGGTTGAAGTCATTTCAACTGGTACAGGCGGCATCAATGAATCAATCCGAATTACAGCTTTAGGATCACTGGCCAAATTAACCAAAACGCTGACCGAGGGCGTGCTATCGAAAGACTTTGATGGCAATCAGATTTACACGATTTTAAGCGCCGCCCTATTTAGCACCTGGGCAGAAGTGCCAGCGGCTCTGACCTGGGCAACCTATGATCCTGCAACTACCTGGGCAAACGCAGAAAATTCAGGCCTTGGCGAAATCGACCGCCCTGGCAATTATGAGCTGGCAGCGCGTTCAAGCTCAACCACTGATATGTATTCGCTCGTGGCAGCTTTGGCCACTTCAGGCCTGGGCTACTTATTTGAGGATGCACAAGGCCGCATCGGCTATGCAGACTCAACCCACCGCAGCACTTACCTGGCCGACAATGGTTACACGATGCTAAGTGGCAACCATGCCCTATCGCGTGGGATTCGCACTATTCGCCGCCTAGGGGATTTACGCAATAGCGTGACTATTACCTATAAAAATGGCCAGCAAGAGTCTGCCCTAGACCAAGCCTCAATCGACCAATATGGATCGCAGGCCGAAAACATCAGCACATCACTGGAAAATGATTACGATGCAGAAGCCCAGGCAGAATTTTATTTAGGAATCCGCGCCTACCCACAAGATGTATTTGAGTCGATTACCTTCACCTTAGGCAATTCTGAACTCGATGACAGCGACCGCGATTCACTTCTCAATGTGTTTATGGGCATGGCTGTGGACATCACCGATTTGCCAGCCAATATGGTCGATGGAAGATTTGAGGGATTTGTCGAGGGCTGGACTTTCAGGGCTGGATATAACCGCCTAGACATCACCTTAAATGTGTCACCTACAGCCTTCAGCTTGCAATCAATGCAGTGGGATGATGTAAGTG